CGCGGTTGAACTTCGTAAGGCTTTGAGAAAGTTCACCCCGGATCTATCTAAAAAGATGTCTGCTGAAATTGCTGTCGCATTAAGACCAATCACTAGATCTGCTAAGGGCTATCTTCCAGATCAAGGGGAAGTCCTTAGCGGATGGCTTCCTCGTCAAATGTCCGAAGGCACATTTCCAACCTTTAATCCAAGAATCGTTAAAGCTGGGATTGGCTACAAGACAACACCTTCCAAACCTAACAACAAAGGTTTCAGATCACTGGCTCGCGTATTCAATAAAAGTGCTGCTGGTGCAATTTACGAAACTATGGGGCGTAAGACTCCGAGCAGCCGCTTTGTGCAAAATCAAAATGGTAAGTACAGCTCATCCATGAAGGGCGATGGCAAGATGCAAGGTCGCGCTTTGTTTAGAGCTTATGAAGAAAACAATGGTAAGGCAACAGCAGCTGTCATCAAGGCAATTGAATCAACAGCAGCCAAACTTAATTCTAGAGCAACTGTGAAAGGTTAATTATGGCTAATGTATTTATTGATATCCTTGCCGAATTCACAGGTAAAAAGGCATTCAAGCAAGCAGAAACCTCTACAGATAAATTAACTCGCAATGTCAAGAATCTGGGCAAAACATTCGGACTCACTTTTGGCACAGCTGCCGTATTGTCTTATGGCAAAGCAGCAGTCAAAGCAGCAGCAGAAGATGAAGCAGCTCAAGCTTCATTGGCTCAAACTCTTAAAAATCTAGGATTCCAGAGCGTAGGCACTGCCAATGCTCTTAATGATTACATTAGCACTTTAGAGCGCACTACAGGAAAACTTGATGACGAGTTACGTCCTGCAATGGATCGCTTGTTACGCGCAACAGGATCAGTCACTAAGTCGCAAGAATTGATGAACCTTGCTTTAGATATTGCTGCAGGTACTGGTAAAGATTTAGGGCAAGTTACTCAAAGCCTTCAAAAAGCTTACTTGGGACAAACTCAAGCATTAGGTCGCTTGGGTGTTGGACTTTCTAAGGCTGAATTAAGTTCATCAAGTTTCGAACAGATTCAAGCTAGATTAACTGATCTCTTTGCTGGTCAAGGTAAAAGAGCAGCAGAGTCTTATGAAGGCTCAATGAATAAATTGGCAGTTGCTACCAACAATGTGAAAGAAAACATTGGCATTGGAATCATTGATGCTTTGACAGCTTTATCAAATGACAATACTATCGAATCTTTAACCACCGACATGGAAAATCTTTCCATCTATGTGGCAGATGTAGTTCGCGGTATTGGCAATGTTGCTTCTGGCTTGAAAGACATTCCGGGATTTAACATACCACTTGAAAATCTAATTCAAGCTATTCCTATTCTTGGTTCTTATATTAGCTTACTTGCTCAATCTGGTGCTGCTACCAGAGATATCAATATGGCAGCCCAAAAATTTGGTGGCATTTATGCTACTAAATATCAACAGCAAGCCAATGCTGCAGCAGAAAAATTAGCACTTGAATACGCAAAAAAACAAGCTTTATTAGCCAAGCAAAAAGCAGATCAAGAAAAGAAAGCATTAGCGGCCAAAAAACTTTCAGCTGCTATTGACAAGGCCAATCTTGCCCTTAACAAAAGTCAGGATGTTTTTGACCTAGATAAGATTCAAGTCGCGGCAGCCCTTACTAATCAGGCTGAGCAATTAGGTAAGGCAACAAGTGCATCTCAGGCTTTACAAATTGCTAACGATACAGCACGATTAAATGTTAAACGATCAATTCTTGAACTAGAAGATGCTATTGCTTCAAAGGATGAAGCATCGATTATCGCTGCAACTAACAAACTCAATGCAGATCTCAAGGTGCTTGGTGCTTTGACTGGCCAGAGTGTAAAACTTTCAGACATTAAGGGCATCCTTGAAAGCCTTAAGCCAGCAGATCTAATCAATTTGTCTAACCTTGATGCGGCTATCGCTAAAATGCTTGAGTTAATTAGATTACAAGGCGTTAAGCCACCGACAACAGGAACAACTGGAGCACCAGTTGTAGGCGGTGGAGCAGGTGTATTAGGCGGAGCAGGTGCAACGACTGCAGAAGATTTACATCTAAGCAAGTTGGCATCTCAAGCGGTCAGTAACATGTTAAAGCCAACTTTAACCAATACTCCATTCGGAGAAGGTGGCTTGTTTAATCTTGAAGATGTCGCTCGTTCATCATTAATTGCAGGTCTTGCAGGTGGTGCTGGGGTCTCAGGTGCGGTTAGTGGCTCACGCTATGCAGCTCAAGCTGCTAACCAGTACAACATTACAGTCCAAGCAGGCATTGGTGATCCTAATGCTATTGCAGAAGCTATTGACAATGTGCTTCGTGAAGCACGCGACAGAGGAACATTGACAATCGCATGACATGGCTACCTGAATGGCGAGTGACAGTTGGAGATGATGTCTATACGACTGTCACTTCTGTCTCTTTTGCATCTGGTCGTTTAGATATTGATCGACAACCTACAGCAGGTTACTGCCGAGTAGAGATTGTCAATACAGACAACACAGAATTCACTATAAATGTAACAGAGCCAGTAACTCTAGAACTTAAGAATAGCTCTGGCACATATGTCACTGTATTCGGTGGAGAAGTATCAGACTTTAACATCGGAGTCCGTAGCCCTGAAGAATCTGGCTATGTCACTACTGGCACTATCTTGGGTATCGGCTCACTGGCTAAACTGACTAAGGCTGTCTATAACACAGCATTGGCAGAAGCTTTAGACGGAACACAAATCGCAGAGATATTAGGACAAGCACTTAACCTAACTTGGGCAGAAGTTACTCCGACAGTTACATGGGATACCTATCCCGCAGATGTCACATGGGCTAATGCAGAGTCTTACATCGGTGAAGTGGACTCAGGCTTCTATACGATGATTGCCCTTGCAGCTAGTGCCTCTGCTAAGTCTCAGACCCTTGTCGATCAGATTGCCAACAGCGCACTTGGACAGATTTATGAGGAGAAGGATGGAGATGTTTCTTATGCAGATGCAGACCACAGATCTAACTATCTCGCAGCAAACGGCTTTACTAACCTCGATGGCTCATATGCAACACCAAGCTCTATCACCTCAACAACTCAGATTGCTCGCATCCGTAACAGCCTTATCTACAGATACGCCACAGGATACGGCTCAACCTACAGCACCTCAGATAGCGACTCTATAGCCTCTTATGGGCTCTTTGAGCGCTCGGTGGACTCTAACATTAAGAACCTTGCAGACATCACCGACATCGCCTCTAGAGAGTTAAACCTGCGTAAGAATCCACGCGGCTCATTAGGTGCTATTCGCTTTCGTCTAGATAATCCAGACATGCCGAGTGCCATGCTTGACAGCCTTATCAATGTCTTTTTTGGTCAACCTGTGCTTATTACTAATCTGCCTAGCAATTTACTAGGTGGTACTTTTGACGGCTTTGTCGAAAATGTGGCACTTAACGCTACGCCTACTTATGTGGACATTACCCTCTATGTCTCAGCTACAGACTTCTCACTATCTACCACACAATGGGAAACAGTATTGCCAGCCTCACTTCAATGGACTGGCGTGAATGCTATACTAACTTGGACTAACGCGACTGGAGTATTAACCTAATGGCAACTACAACACCTAACTTCGGTTGGACTGTTCCGACCTCATCTGATCTAGTCAAGAATGGCGCAACAGCCATCGAGACACTAGGCGATTCAGTTGATGCATCTTTCGCTGGTCTTACAGTCAATGCACAGACTGGCACTACCTACACAGCAGTCAAGGCAGATGGACTTAACGCTATTGTCACGATGGACAATGCCTCAGCCAATACTTTCAGCATTCCAACAGATGCGACTTACGCATTCCCAACAGGGACAACCTTGCTTGTCTATCAGAAGGGTGCAGGGGTCACTACTATCCAAGCTGCATCATCTGGCACGACTACAGTCGTGAGCGCAGGTGCAGTCCTAGCAGCTCCAGTCCTTGCCCGTTATAAGTCAGCAGCTTGCATCAAGATCGCTGCTAACTCTTGGGTTGTCGTAGGTGGAATTGCGTAATGCTTCCTTCACTAATTGGAGTCATCGCCTCTAGCGGTGGCGCAGCAGCGGCTGGTTCTTATGAGTCTATCGCTACCGTGACTGTTGGAGCGGGTGGTCAATCATCTGTAACTTTTAGCAGCATCCCATCTACTTATCAGCATTTACAGGTGCGCTACATGCCACGCATCTCTA